GCACCAACGATTTGACGCGCTGCGCTACACGCCGCTCTGCGTCGGTCAGTTCTTGAATCTGCTGCTTTTCGGTGGCGTCAGACGTATTGATCGTACCTACGGCTGCGTAGACAGTGCCCCAGCGTTGGCCACTAGTGCCCAGATCGTAGGTGTTGTCAAGGAACGGACGAAAGCCCGTGGCTTGTGTGACCGTGATAGAGGTGGTGCCGATGGCGGTGATTACGCCATTTGACCCAGTAAGAACCGCATAGTCGGTGTCTTGATAGAACTTTGTGGTTGTGTTGTCTGCGTAAAAAACGCTGCCGTACACGCCAGTCCAATAGTAACTTGAAGTCCCAAGAGAATAAGACGCAGACACATTTGGTCGCAGCCCGACGTTGTTGACTTCGGTAATAACTGTAGAGTTATACGCAGTCCGAACTCCGTTAGATCCATTTACAAGAGCATATCCAGAACTTTCTTTGTACTGCGCCTGTTGAGAATCCCCAGCCAAAAATTCTTGTGCGTAGGCAGAATTCCAACGTTGGCTACTTGTGCCTAAATTATAAGAGTAGCTGGCATTTGGCCGAAAACCTGATGCTTGTGTGACTGTAACGACAGACCCACCAATGCCGGTAGTGACGCCGTTGTCGCCATCAACAACCGCAAAACCCGAGTCTTCTTTGAAACGGGCTTGTTGTCCGGCACCAGCAAGAAATTCGGTGGAGTACGTGGACGCCCAGCGCTGGCCGCTAGTGCCCAAGTTGTAAGTGTTGCTGGCAAACGGGCGGAAGCCCGTAGCTTGCGTGACCGTTACTGCCGTGGTGCCAATACCTGTGATTGCACCGTTCGTCCCTAGAAGCGTGACAAACCCGCTGTCTTCGGCCAGCGTGCCGTTGCGCACCCCCGTCGTTGCGCTTACGGTGTTCAGCCGGGTGACGAATGCGTTTTCCGAGTTCTGGTACGCCAACGTGCCAAAGATGACAGGCGGCTGCGTGCCGATCTCAGCGATGTTTGCAACTGCAGCTATTTCTGCGGTGTAATCAACCGGCGACGGAACTAACTGCAAATCTTCCAACGTGGCGGCGCTTTGGCCGCTGCCCGTCAGCGTGAACAGGTTCAGCAAGAACCGATACCACTCACGCGAGATCAAGCCCGTGCGCTCATCAGTAAACGGCACACGCGGCGGCGTGATATTGGTGATGTTCGGCGGGCTGGTCATGCGTTGGTGCCGCTGATGTTCAACTCAGCGCCCATGATGGCGATCTTGACCGGATCTGTGCCGCTGATCTCGTACACCCGGTCGCGCAGCTTCAGCGTCATGCCTAGCCGGCGCCAGAACGCGCGGTGGCCGTACTCTCCGACGCGTCCGATTGACGTCCAGTGTTCGTTTGACCAAGTGTGCCCGCCGTCATCACTCCAACGCAACATAACCTTGGGAGATGTCGTCAGCACCGCCGACGAAGTGACTGTCAACGGCACGCCGTCTTCAGTGGTGATGACAGCCCCGTCCTCGGCCAGCAAGAACCCGAGAACCGTCTCAACAATCTCCGGGGGATCGTAGACGTTGAGCCCCACGCCCGTCTCGCAGTCAAGCTGAAGCGTGTGGTGCGCTGTGCGTTTCAGATCGTTCTTGCCCGTGGGCAGCGCCCGCCACGACCGCAGCCATTTTTGCGCCGTGCCGTTGTCGGCGTACACATCCAAGTCCAGCGCGTAGATGTTGCCGTTTTCGTAGTCGCCCACAACGATCTCGTTGGCAAACGACATCTGGTAGTTGCCGCGGTGGCGTGTGAACACGCCGTTCGACGTGTCCCAGCCGGCACGCTCATGCCAGGCGCTGGTGGACACGTCATAGACCCAAGTGGTGTTGGCTGTGGGGAAGTTCAGCACATAGAAGGCGTGGCCGTCTTGCTGGTAGGTGTACCCCACCGCGTCAGCCAAGTTGCCGTACTGCTGAATCTGCCACTCCACCGCGTGCGTGCTGATGCGTTGGCCCGTGTAGCCATTCGCACGGTAGACGATGCCGCGCCCGCGGGCGTCCGAGCCCAGCCAGAACAACCCATTGTCCAGTCTGGCCACAGAGAACGCCGCAGCGCAACCGATCTCGTTGAACGCACCCTGAATCCGCGTCAGGGGAAAATCGACAGCGCCGCTGTCGTACCAAACCTCAACCGAGTTGGTGCCGAAGAGCCAGGCTTCACGGTGGTCGATGATCAGGCTCACCAAGCCGTCTGGCGAGCCCTCTGCGCTCGCAAAGTCCAGCGGATCTACCGAGGTGCCATCCAGCAGGCTTGTGACCCATACGCGCTGGCTGGTAGGCTCGTTGAAGACGAAGTACCCATCAAGGTAGCCGACCGTCACCGCGCCGGGAAAGTCCGGGTCTGTGATCTGCGCGAATTGACCCGAGCCGGAGTAGATGTAGCTGGGGCCGTTGCAGGCGATGAACAACTGCGTGCCGTTGTCGGCCATGCTGACCGGGCCGGTGCCCGTCAGCGTGCCGATTGTGGTCACCTGCCAACTGGAATCGACGCGGTACAGCGTGTTGCCGCTGGCCACATATCCGTAACCGCCGAAGGCCCACAGACCTCGAACAGGCCCGCTGCCGACAGACGCCAGCAGCCGCAGCCCCGGCGCGCGTTGCAAGAACGCCGGCTCCTTGCCTGCCTCCGGTACGATCTCCGGAAACAGATTGATCATGCGGTTGTCCGCAGCATTGACGCTGCGGGCAACATACGCTGATCCGAGAATAGGCGTTTTCATGCCGTGCTTACTTCAGCCGCGCGGGCTTCAACTTCCATCGGATTGTTCCGATAGCCGTAGCGAATTGTGTACCAGATGTAGCGCAAATAAAACCGCCGCGCGCCGAGCATCTGGTACTGAAGCCAGTGCCGCTGCTCATGCCTGACAAGCGCCGTCTCGTTAATGCGCTCGGCTAGGATGAAGATGCCCAGCGGTGGCAGCGTGATGCCGCCATAGCCGAAGGTTCGCAAGAACCAGCGGATGACGTGGGGCGCGGGGCGGGGTGTCATAGTACCGAGATAATGAACGCCAGCAGTTCTTCGTAGCGAATACCGTAGCGAGTCCCTGCTTCTCGGGCCGGTTTCATCACGTTGCCATCAACGCCTAACTCTTCTGCTTCTGCGTCCCACTCGTCGTAGCAAACGATACCGTACCGCATCGGATCAAGGCCCTCTGCTTGAAATGCCGCCATTACTTCTTGGGCGATCACGCCGACGTGAATGCGAGCACCATCGCCTTTGGCTGCAACAGCATCCTTAAATCGAAACTTCTTGACCAGACCCTTTAATGCAATTGCTACGCGCTTTTCGGCAGCATCTAGTGCAGCGATGTCTTGTTTCTCGCGCTCATCAGAGGTGTTGATCGTCCCGGTTGCGGCATAAACTTCAGACCATCGCCTGCCAGCAGTTCCAAGAGAAGTTGCGTTGTCCGTTCCGGGGCGAACGGACGGGCCGTAGCCAATATTGACGGCACCATCGGTAAACCCGCTAGAGTTCAGCGAACGTATTTCTACTTCATTGCTGCTATTGACTTGAAAGCCAAATACCTGACCATTACCAGCAGCATTCAGCGCTTTGAGCCATAGGCCGTTTTTTAGCCACATCTCATCCGCGAAATACGCAGCATAGGAGCCGCTTGGCGCGGATGGCAATGCGCTGCCAGGGGCAGTAAAAAGTCGCTTGCCTTGTAACTGAATGGGGCGAGATGCACTGGCTTCGATTTCGTACCAGCCAAGTTCAGATGACTGGATAACTGGCGATGTGGTCGAAGCCAGTCCACTGATGATTATCGGTGATGTTGCCGTGTATCCGCCCACAAATTGCGGGCCGGCAGAGCCAGTCTGGAACGCAATGTCAGTTCCGTTGTCCTCAAAGCGCAAGCCGCAATAGAACCCGTAAATCGCGCCATCGCTTAGGCCAGTGGTACAGGCCTCAATTCGCGTTCCAAAGACTTTTGGTGTATCCACATACATGCCGCCCGGTGCGGCATCGAGGCCAACGACGCAGGAAATTGTTTCGCCGCCAGTGACAATGTTTTGATTGGCGTTTTCACCCCATTTGACGCCTTTTCCAAGGTACATCATCGTGCAATTCAGCACGTTATTACTATAAGCCCCAGAGTTCAGCGGCGCTCCAAATAAAACGCCATTGCCATTGGCAGTTCCAATAGATGTTCCGCCAACAATGTGCAAGTCTTCAGCAACTGAATTATTAACGCTGCTGAAATCAACGCCGTTGATGTTTTGACCTTGAAGATCAATCATCAGCGATTTGACAGCGCAATAAGCAGACGTACTTGAGCCAGACAAAGAGTTTCGTAAAACACTGTTAGTCAATGCCGGTTTTGCAACCAACTTTGCAGTATATTTTGACTCGCCAATAATTTGCGTTCCTGCGGCGTTAAACGCATTCAAGTTTCCGACGGAATAGGTGCCCTTCGGCAAATACACGGTGCCGCCAGCCGCAGCATCGATAGCCGCCTGAATCGCCACCGTGTCATCGGTGACACCATCACCTACAGCGCCAAAGTCCTTCACGCTCACCGTCTCGCGCATCTTGGCCTGCGCCGTGCGCGTGACTGCGCCGGTGCCGGCTTGGAGGAACCCAAGCTGGTCAATCGCAGCCTTCCTTGTGGCGCCGCCCTGCACTACCGCCAAAACATCGGTTGGCGCAACGGGAGTAGTTGCCGCTGGCAGGTTGGAAATCTTGACGTTAGCCATTAGTAGTTTCCTGCGTAGATGTTGAACCGCTGGCGAGTTGCCACGAGAGAGTACGGCAGGCTCATAATGTCGTCCGGGTTGTTGATGCGCTTCAGATTGCGCTTGGACGTCATAGCAATCCGCACCACTTGCGGCGAAGGCTCTACACCAAACTCAGGCGCAATCTCCATCGCCAAGTTGTAGGTGAAGGCTCGCAGATAGCCTGGTGGGAACGACAATATTGTGGCCAGCGTTGCCGGCTGCGTCAACTCCTCAACCGAGATGAAGTGCCACTCCAGCAGCCGCGTGGGCACCGGGTAGATGTACATCTCAATGTCGGGATACGTCATGTTGATCCACAGCACCTGCGGATACGTTGACGTGACCGTCTTGACAGCAATACCGTTGTACTGCTGCTGGTTGATCATCTTGATGCCGAAGCTGACGTTCGTGCCGGGGTCGCGGAAGTACGTCGAGTCGTCCAGCAGGATGGGCCTGTTGCCCACAAAGTCGCCCGTTGGCCCCAACGTGCGGCTGATCGTGCTGGCGGGCCAATTGAACACTTGGTCTTGCGTGCTGAACACAGACAGCCGCTCGGTGTTCCACGAGTCGATCATCTGGTTCATTGCCGTCAGCGAGTCTTGCATGACGGCGGCGGATGTGGTTTCGCCTTCTGCCAATACGCCCAGCAGACGCAAGGCGCGCTGGATCTGATCACCCGCTGAGGACATGCTCTGGCTCCTTACGGCGGCGGCGGCCCAGTGCGTTCACTGGCGGCGCGGCGTCTTGCTCGTTTTCAACGCCGGGAGTATACCGCTCCCACCCGTTTCGCTCGTCGTAGATTGCCTCCATTTCCATCGTGGCAACCTTGGCCCCGTGGATGGGGTGGCGAAGATAGATGACAGCCATTGAGACAAGGGGCCGAAGCCCCTCTCCTTACACGCAGTGGATTATCGCAAAGTTCAGCACCACCGCTTCGGACAAAGAGCCGCCTGTGATGTTGCGCAAAGCGATGGTCGCAGAGCCAGCGTTCAGACCAGTGATCCAAGCGTTGTACCCGCCAGCCGTCGCCCCCGCAGCAACCGTGAGAATCACAGTGTCATTGGCGCCGATGGTGGAGTTGTTGAACGTGAACGTCACCGTCGTGGTGGCGTTCAACGCGGCGTTGTTGGTAGTGATCTGCCCTGCGGATGTGTTCAGCGTGACTGCCGTACTCTTGCTGGACGCCTGCGTCACGGTGCCCTGCGCGTCTGCGGTGTACCCCAACTCGCTGGACGCATAGACGGTACCCCCACTAACCGAAGCGCCGGTAACAGCGCCCGTAACAGCAACCGCACCCGTAACGGTAACGCTTTCGAACTCGGGGTCGCTGTACGCGACACCGACAGCCTTGGTATTAGGCATCATCGTTCCTTTCAAAAACGGGGGCCGAAGCCCCCTGATTGATCACGCAGCCTTGTAGACCGTGTACGCGTTTTCCGCGGTCTTCCGGAAGCGGAAAATCGCGCTGGTCGTGACGGCCACAACCGCGACGGCGTTGCCGCCGTCAGTGAAGCCGGTGCCAGAACCCATAGAGAACGTCACAGTGCCGGACGACGTGCCGATGTTGACAACGGACAGGTCGAACGTGCTGCCAACGGTAGCGTTGGGCAGCGCGGCTTCCAGCGTCGATGCAGCAGGCAGCGTGTAGGTCGCCGCGCTCGTGGATGGGTTGGCCACCAACATGCCGCCGACCAGTTG